AAGACACCGAACCAACCAACATAGATGCGGTTGTTAGTGGATGTTACCCAGTCGCAGAACTCAGACCAACCTGATAGAAGGCCCTGTTCTCTTTTTTGAAGAGTTGTCATGAGGACAATAAGTTTAGTAGGGCTTCAAAGGGTAGAAGCGATACGTTTATTTCCACTAATCCCTTCACTAGTGGATATGAGAGACTTATCCCCTTGGTCTCGGTTTGGGGTACTAGTGGGTCAGTAAATGCTCACCCGATGTTATTTATTATAACGTTATGTTAAGCGTTTGTCAAGCACAGTGGACAGTTTATAAATAGGTTTTTTAAAACTGTGAGGATAGGAATCGAACCTATAAGTCCCGCCAGGAACACTAGTTAAACAGACTAGAGCGTTTACCAATTTCGCCACCTCACAAAGGAATCCCTAATCAGGGATTGCTTGCATGATGCGTGTGACTCCTATACCACCACCTGATCTGGGGAAGAAGTCGAACTCAAGGAATTCATCAAGTTCTTTCTCGACTCTTTCCTTTCCAAATAATTTGTAGAGTAAACCAGCATATTGGCCATCAGATATAGTATGGAATGTTTCACGCATCATCTCTTTATCTGTACTACGTTCTGCACTACCAATAGTTTCCATACCATTTAATATAACATCAATCTTTCTACTTGTCTTTCCATCATCATTCCGTGACATGTTCCAGAAAGGAGATGTGAACTCAGGGAAGTCTGTAATCATACCATAACCAATCTTCTCCTCATGTTCGTGCTCAAGTTCTTTTGTGTTGAACTGATCAGACCAACCATCATAAGTTTCAATCTCTAGATCAGGTAATCCAAGGTGTTCACATAATTCTATTTCCATCTTCTTCAGTTCATCTATCCCACCATGCATTTCAAACTCAAACATTGGGAAGATAACTTCATGCCTTCCTTCTACAGGATTTGGTTCCTGTCTATATGAAGTTGATACACAGAAGAAACCAGGTGCTTCAGGGTTCTTAAGTAGTTCATATTCCAACCACATCTGACCAGTCTGAGGTAATGGCCATATCTCACCATTGTATTCATATGTTGCTACTGTTTCTGGATCTTCACAAGCAGCAAGGATACTTAAACGGTTCTGAGTATGGACTTCATAGAAACCTTTAGACAAAAAAAATGACCTTAATAGGTCAACGGTTTTGGTATATTTTTTTGGGTCAATAATACTTGTCATTATTTCAAGGCAAAACTATATTATTTAGCAACACACTTTTTTAGTATAGATGTATCCTAGTATACCTTAACATTTTATTAAGTATTATTGCTGTATATATAGAGATAGGTTTGTTGTCTCAAAATGAAAAGACTTTTACCTCTTGCTATGTTTTTGATGACAGGTGCATTGGTAGCACCAGCAAATGCTGATTTGACTCACCGTTTGACTACTTCAACTCAACTCACTGTGGACGCAGCTTACACAAGTGGAACCAGATTAGGTTCAACTTATACTGTTAGCGGTAATAACATTAAAGTAGATACGTCTAATAGTGGACACTTCGGTACTATGACTGCTGGTTCTGCAACTGCTGCAGCCACTCAAGATCTTGGTACATACGATATTAACACAGCTGGCTCGGCATTTTCGTTCTCAGAATCCTGGACTCAGGGTGATGCGATAAATGCGATTGGTGCAGGTGTTGACGTAACTGCTGGAGTGGTGGCTGACATGCCCGCATACGGCACAAACTTTACGTCATCTGGTGGTGTGGCTGGAACCCTAGCTGGTACTATTACCTCTGCTGGTGCGATGACCATAACTGCTGGTGGTGCAGGTACTTCGGCTACTGGCCAATTTGTATCTGAGATTACCGTGAGGTAGAGGAGTTATATATAATGAAGAAAATCCTTACAGTACTACTACTTCTGAGTGGTAGTACCGTTGTAAAAGCGGTCCCCGTAGTCCCTAATTTTACTCAGGGCTCGATGACCAGCCACACGGAGACTACCTCCAACGTGACCGAAACTATTAACTCAGTGGACTATAGAACAGGATGGGAATACACAGTGACTGGCTCAGGCATCTCCAACAACGGAGAAAGACTGAACCCAACCGTGAACACTTCAACGGTAACAATCAATCCGACAGCAGACGGAACAGGAGAAGTAACAGGAGCAGTAACAAGTTCCTTCGATGCATTAGATCTCTCCAACCAGAACGCATTCACAATATCAACTCCTGGAGAAGCATTTCAATTCACCCAGACATATTCTGGCCCAGGCTTGACGAATCAAACAATAATTCAAAGAACAACCATAGTAGAAAGCGTCACAGATACAACAAGCACCTTTACGCAATAGCCACTATAGGTAGTTTACTATCTCCTAACGTCGCACTAGCACAAGGTGTTGGTGGAGTTAGTGCTACTGCTAATCCAATTGCCAATAGTTCTGGCTCAGTTACGAACCAAGCTATTCAGGTTCTTCAGGGTCCGTACATCACTAACACCTATGGTGGTGGTGTACAGTGTCAAGGTAGTACGTTTAATGCTACACCTTACATACAATATGCTGACTCAAGGAAGCATCCTTGGGAAGATTATTATATGGAACCACAATATAATATGGTAGATGATGGAGGTAAGATCGTAGAAACAATTACAACCGTAAAGAACTATCCTTGGGAGTCTTGGTATAATACAACAGTAAGAAGTGATCCTAATGACCCACTCTATGATGTAGATGGTGATGGACAACCAGATAGATGGTGGGAAGATGGTGTTCCTATGGAAATCACTGTAGATGTAGATAGTCCTGATGGTATACCCGATAATCCTGGTGAAGTAGTATGGATGAAACCTGTTCGTACTGATATGAAATCCAATCAGAATTTTAACCTCGGATTATCTGCTACTCTTTCTATACCATTAAACAGAAAAATGGTGCGTCAATGCCATGAGGCTGCACAAGCACAAAATGATATGCAAACTCAATTGATTGCTAACAAAAGATTGGACTTTGAATTAGCTCGTCTTAAAAACTGTGGGCAAATGAAAAAGGAAGGTATTATGTTCCATCCTCGTTCTCCTTATGCTTCTATATGTGCTGACGTAATGGTAACTCAAGGAAAACCTGGTTCACTTCCCGATCATACACATCAGTTAGGAAACAATACCACTCAGGAATCTACTTCTTCGACTTCAGAGCCTTCTTCAGAGTCCGAATTGCCTGATTCCGATCTCTCTGCTCTTCCATCCGTTCCCGAACAGATAAAACAGGGTCAGTTTTTCCCATCACTTTCTTTACCTTGGCGACGACCTTCTTCACAACAGGTTTTATCACCTTCAGGAGCAGATCAGCTAGGGGTTTGGCAAGTAGGGCAGATGAAGTCGCAACCACAGCAATCGTCGCAGTCGTCGTCACAATCTGAGGACTCGGTAGATACTTCTCAACAAACGGAACAGGTTCCCACAGAGTAACACATATATTATTATCATTTAACTCATGTCCTGAGACCTTTTCATCTCCACTCGTAGAGTAATCACCTACACGGAGATCTTTAGGTCCAGGACATTCTGTTTCTTCATTATCTGTAGAAGGTATGGGAGGAGCACCTGGTGTATCGGGAGTTTGTGGTGGAGGTGGTGTTTCACTCTCACCAGTACCCTTCGCTTCAGGTTCCTCTGGTACTACTGTTGTCCATGTAAGTCCTTGTGATTGATAATCAACTGGTTGATAAGAAGGCATACCAGAATCACAAAGAGTAGTATTGCCTTTAGGATCATTATCCACCAACATTTTATTTTTTGACATCTGTTTCACATTCTCTTTGTGAACAGTGACACAACCAGGCATATCAACAATTGGTTTACCTATGTTAACTACAACAGGTACATCAATAGGAACGGCTTCTGGAGGACTCTCCATCCATACACGAGTATCAGGGATATTTAAATCTCTTACATTTGCCATATACACATTAATATTACGAACCCCTCTAATACCTACATTTGGTATTGAGGGGTTTTGTGTATTAATATAAGGTATCACGATACTTTACCACCCCATTCAGAATTAGGATCTAATCTATCCATATAATTAAATCCCGATCCTTCTGGATAGATGTACTTTCCATTCTCATCAAAGTTTGGACCTACCTTCTTTGCAGGATATGTAGGATAAGGTCTCAACCCTGCTCTCATTTCTCTACCCTTTCTCTTTCTCATTTCATTACCAGTCTCATGATCTTCAGGCATAGTAGGCCAAGAAGTTCCTAAAATTTTTTTAATATCTTCTTTTGTGTAACCTTTCATTTCTGAATCCAATCAGGAACTTCTGCTCCTTCTAAATCTTCATAATCTTCGCCTAACCAATTATCTCTAACCATTGCTGGATGAAGTACGTCTCTAAAATAATCTCTATGTTCTTCTACCTGTGTAGAGGTTTTAGCAAAACCAAAATCAGTTGCTTCTACTAATCCCAATCCTGCTACTGCAACACCAATTACAGCACCAGCACCAGCAACCCATTTTTCAAGATGACGAATCCTACTCTTCAATCTTTCATTCTCTTCTTGAGCAACTCTATCAACATCTTCTTTAAGATCTTTTAATTGTTGCTCCAACACAGCCATACGACTGTTCTGTTGGGCATCAATCTTATTAATCACTTCATCAGACATAATCACCTCTGAGGTACGTTATTTCTATAATCCACTTGTGGTTCTTTTTTTGTAGGAACCACAGGTCCAGTTCGAGTAGGAACTAATTGCTGAATCCTTTGATCTATATATGGCGTAAGTTCATCCATCACCCTTTGAACCGTAGCATCTCTACGTTTCTCTGGGCCTTTATTAACCTTATCCATAACCTGATTGCCACCAACAACACTACTAGTTCCTACTGCTAGAACTGTTGCTCCTGTGACTAGTGTGTCCTTAAGTTCCATTAGATTAAATCTTTTAACTTATATAGACTTATAAGTTCTAGACCTGCCAATTTCATAGCAGTATGAGCTTCCCCATTCTCTTGACGGTCTACAATAGAAACCACACGTTTAACTTCATAACCAGCATCACGCAATCTTTTCACTGCTTTAATTGCTGATCCTCCTGTGGTAATTACATCCTCCAGTACAGTAATTTTAGTTCCTTCTGGAGGTAATGGACCTTCAATATATGCTTGAGTGCCATGTCCTTTTGCTTCCTTGCGAACAATAAGACCATTAACCATCTTACTATCCAATGCAGATACTAATGACACACCACTCACTAAAGGATCAGCACCTAGAGTAAGACCTGCAACATAACCTGTATCCACATACATGAGCATCGAAAGACTTGCTAATGTAAGTCCTCTTCCACTTAATGTAACTGGTTTGCAATTTACATAATGCTCACTTGTCTTACCAGAAGAAAGGGTAAACTCACCCTTCTTATAAGCATTATCTTTTAAAAGTTTCAACAATTCTTCTTTCATGATTCATATTCCTCAGTAGTAATGTGCCAGTCAGCGTATACACGTCTGCCTGTTTCGCCTTTTGAATCTATGTAGACTTGATCAAGACTCGACCAGTGTCCCAAACGAACGCCTAATCTCACGTAACTCTTCAAAATTCTTCTGTTTAGTGCCGCCATCATATGCCCAAGCATAACCCTCCGTAATCATTTGTTCATTTAGTGAAACATCAGCATCGCCAATGTAGAGCCAACCAAGAAGCCTACCATACTTCCCAACGCCACCCTTAAGTTCAGTCCTAATAGTGAGTTCTTCATCACCTTTAATAGTTTCAGTAAGTTTATCTTTCATCCAATTTGTAGCATCTATTCCCAACTCCTTCTCTTCTAAATCTCTAGTCCTCTTCTCTGGAGTATCAACTCCTGCAATTCTTACCCGTTCTTTCTTGTATAAATCGAATCCAAGATCTATCAGAACATCTATCGTATCTCCGTCCAGTACTTTCACTATCTTTGTCACTCGGAAGTTGTAACAACTTTTCCGACTTGGGGGTGTCATTGCTCCCATCTTCTTCCCACTCCAATTCTTGTAGTGAGTTATTTAGCATCTCTTCTACTGGAGTTCTATTCCTCTCCGACTCCCAGTTCCTTACGTCCTGAATCATCTGATTCACATTCAGGGGAGAGGTTACTATGAGCACTGGGGTTAGGATTCCAATCATCGTACTTAAAAATCCAATATATGGTAACACTCACTGCTATTAAAAGCAAGCCTATCATAATATTTATTGACCATACGACATCACTCTGCATAAACCTCACCAATCTCCCAACATTCAATACCTTGAGTTCTGACCACATCCATAGTTAGTTCCACACGATTTGCAGGAACCACCACACAATAACCTATACCAAGATTAAATACTCTTCTCATTTCTAACTCATCCATATTGCCCTGACGTTGGATCTCTAAGAATATCTCTGGTACACTCCATGCATTCCAATCAACATGTGCTTTCAATCCTTTAGGAAGGCATCTAGGAAGGTTCTCAGGGATTCCTCCTCCAGTTATATGTGCCATACCATAGATCTCTTCCACCTCTTCCACCAATTTCTTAACCACAGGTGCATAGATTGTAGTAGGGGTAAGTAATTGAGGATGATGAGCAACCGTTAACTTAAGTCTTTGTGCCAGATAATTAACTATACTATATCCATTACTATGAAGTCCACTACTTGCTAGTCCAATAATTCTATCACTTGGTTTAATACTTTTACCATCTATAATATCCTTTTTATCTACTATACCAGTACAGAATCCTGCCATATCAATCTTATTCTGATACCTTGGATGTTCTGCAGTTTCTCCACCTAAGAGATCCATTTCTGCAATCTCACATCCCTTAAGAATACCTACCATAATATCGGCAACATCCCCATCCAACTTCTTAGTAGAAATATAATCTAAGAAGTACATGGGTTTAGCACCACAAGTAATAATATCATTAACACACATCGCCACTAGGTCTTCACCAATGGTTGTGTAGTTTCCCATAGCTTGTGCTATATCAATCTTAGTTCCTACTCCATCAGTTCCAGATACTAAAATAGGTTCCTCGTATCCTACGGGAACCTTAAACATGCCACCAAACCCACCAAGATTAGGGACTTTCTTTCTAAGATCTTCTACAAACTTATTACCAGCATCTATATCCACACCAGCTGTCTTGTAATCTAATACAATACCCTCCTTCTTAAAGTCCAGAGGTAAAAAATCACTAAACTCTGCCATATTAAAATTACTATTACTTATATTATATCAAATATATGCTTCTGCTGCAAGTCTAACAGATAAACTTAATGCTACTCCCATGATGGTGAGTCTACTCATCCACCACATTATTTCGTGTTTCATAATTAGTGTCCCATAGGTATACCAGCTGCCATAAGATGAGTGATTCTATCAATCTCAGGCAACTCTTTTGTACAATAGTCAATAAAATGAGGATGCTCCTTTAGATAAGGGACATCCTCTTTAGAATTTTGTATTGCATGATATGAATCTACAGCATACTCGCAGATTTCATGATGCTTATGTTCTGTGTCGTGATAACCGACAATGTAATGCTTCTCTTGAGTCAGGGGCATGATTTTTCAATCCCGTACTACACATATTTATAGCACAGATGGGTAATTTTGCCTATTTCAGTGTGGACATCCTGACTCTGTTAGAGTATCAACGCACCAATTACAAACCCTTTAGCAAAGGCAAGACAAAGCATTTGATAATCAGTCAAATTAAACTTGTCCTGTATCTTTCTTGCCCATTTCTTATCCCATTCCTTAACGTTATGGGCAATCTCTTTTACTTTATTCATTTCTTTTTACACTTACATTTATACTTAGCAAAAGCAGCGGCTAATATTATCACCAATGCTGCTAGACCAATCCCCGTTCCAACACCAATACCTTGTGGTTCTGGTTCTACAACTTCTTGAATTGTTTCTTGTACTTCTATTACCTCTTTAGGTAAAGGAAGATCTTTAATAATTGTTTCCATCTTTATAATGTATAAGGTTTATCGTCAGTACTAATCTTGATAGGTGCTTGCTCAATTCTAATTGTTTGAGTAGGACCAGTCTGAGATGCTTTCTCTATTAATAGTTCAAGATCTTTCTTACTGATGCCACCACCATTACCACCACCATTACCATTACCATTACCATTCATCTTCATAGTACCATCACCCTTCTTAGATGCGGTCTGAATTCCAAAGCTAGCCAGAACCCCTGTAAAAACTGAGGCGATAAATGTCGGATCAATTTTCTGTTGTGGAATGCCTGGAATAGAAACGTAATTTAAAGTCAAGATAGCTCCCGACCAGCCAAGAACGGTAATTCTGACAGCCGTACTGATGATTGCTGCTTGTTCTTCAGCATCTGGAAGAATTGCATCTTTTACTTTACCAAAAACACCTTTCTTCTTCTCTTCAACTTTTTCTGCAACTTCTTCAGTTACTTCTTCCTTAATATCTTCAGGCATAAAAATAAGGCGACTGTCTTTTATTTAGTCGCCTTAATGTTTTATTTAACTTTTAACCTCCATCAATCTGGCATCCAAGCATCGCACCAGTAACAACTCCCGTCGGTATTGCCCACCAACGACCTTCTCCTCTAGACAGAACTGCACCTAATCCACCACCAAGAATTGCTCCAGCAGCAGTGCCATCAGAACAATCATTAGTGTCTTCATAAACAGTTACGTGTCTACGATAATATGGTTTACTTGTGGGTCTATGTGGTCTATACCATCCTACATTAGAATCTTCACAAGAAACTTCAACAGTATCCTTCCATGACTTTACATATCCAGGATTATCCTCTGTACCTGGTACATATTCCTCTCTATATTCTGTCTTAAAACAACTTCTTTGATTAGAATATCCTGGTTGAGAGTCGTTATAAATGGGACTAGCAAGAGTAGAAACTGGAGTAAGTGCCAATAAGGCTGCAAGAGCAATTTTCATAATTAAAAAGTAGGAACTCCTAGACCAGCAGAAGGTACAGGTGCAGTTGCAGAAGTATCAGGAGCAGCAAGATCAGGAGCACCGATTGGAAGATCTCCTCCTAGTCCACCACCTAAAGACCCAGTAACTGCTTCAATAGCTTGAGACTTGATGCTATCAACAATTGAATCTCTGTTGACATATACAAGTACGCCACTAGCGATAACGGCAGCAGATACAGCACCAGACGCAATAGCAATGACGTTAACAATTTTTTGAACCATGACCTTAACTGTAAGGGTATTTATTTAGGACCATTATAGTATGCATCATAGTATTTGACAACCCCTGATGAAATATTATGTCCTTTCTCTACCCACTCATCCGCACATTCGTATATCAATTTATTAGAATAGTTTCCATTACCAAATTTCTTAAAAAGAATTTGTAAAACTTCTTGTCGAAGTTTCATTTGTTCTTCAGTGTACTTTTCTTCAATCATCATTGAGTTTTTCTTCTTCTTTAATGCGTTTTTTTACCTGTTTAGCATAGTAAACATCCTTCTTAGTATACCAATCGGGATGTTTCTTTGCAAGCTTAATAAGTTTCTTTGCTGCTTTTTTGTCGTTCATTAATCATCTATCATATAGGCCATCATGGTCATGAACATAGTTGTTACCATTACAACACCAACTACGGTCATAAAAACCATTTGATATATTTCAACTAAATTAATCATATTAATCCTAAAGATCCTGCAGTCATTCCCACGACTACAAAAAATCCAAACTCCAACAGACCGTGAGCACCTGCAGGAGTATTAATTAATATGTTATTGAAGAACGAAAGATCCGACATTTGTGTATGCTACAAGGGCTAAAACCCCAACGAAAATTAACTGTTGCATGTTTAGGTAATAATACTTAACATATTATATAGGTATTTCTACCTTACTGTCAAGAGTATTGTGACACCTAGTACACCGACCATAGCTAAACGACCATTCCATCGTTCAGCAAATCTCCAATATGGGTGAGACAAATCCATTATGCTCCTGTGGGAACTGCAATAGGTTGAGTGATTCTAACACCTTTTCCACCATCATCATCATCATCGTCATTAAATGTACGAAGAATTAACTCAACTAGTACTAAAGCAGCCATAGGATAAAAAACCCAGAGGACTGCTGTTAGTGGTGATATTGTATCTGTTGCGGCTGATAAGTCGCCCATATGTTTCGATTCTGTAATAAATTACGAGTAATTATTTAGTTATGTTAAGTTTTAGACTAAACCAGGAATTTAGAATATACCTGGAATGATTTGTCCTGTAGTGGCATATGCACCGAATGCTGCGACGAAACCAATCATGGCCATCCAACCGTTAAATTTTTCTGCTTCTGGTGTCATTGTTTTTTCTCCTTTTGTTAGATTTGAGGGTTAAAAAGTAGCCAGAGGTCAACACTGGCGGTGTAAAAGACCTGTAATATCAAAAGATACCTGGAATAACTGCACCGAATAGGATGTAGTTATGAACGAGTGCAAAGAAACCAATCATGGCCATACGACCATTAGTTGATTCTGCTACCTTCCAGTGATCATAATTTTTATCTGCTTCATCAATCCAAGGTTGCGGATTAACAGCAAATCTGTTTTGCTTACCGTACTCAGTAGTTGTATACTTGTCGGCAGTTGAACTAGTCATTCGTTCATTAAGAAACGTAACATAATTATATAGGAAATATTAAATCTTGTAAAGAAACTTTACATTCGGATGTCCGAACAATAAAAAGGGGTCCTTATGACCCCCATAAAGTTAACTTATATTAAGGGTTATGTAAACCCTACTCTATATCCTCGACACATGCATCACTGAAACTCTCTGCTAAATCTCCACCAATGTCTGCACCTTCATTCATGCCGATCATCGAAGCAGCACCTGCCAAAACCCAACCAACAAAAGGTATAGAGGAGAGACCAGAGCCAACAGAAGCACCAACGCTACCACCGACCATTCTTCCTGTTCCTTCACCACTACCTCTTGCTTTGATGCACTCAATTGTTTTGGCACTAAGCTTCTTTTCGCCTTCACCTGTAAGTCCTGATGGATCTATCCATGCAGACCTAGTAGAAACGGGACCGTCATGATGCTCTGCACCATCCATCGTATACTGTTTTACAATCTTGGTGGTAGGACTCTTACTAAACAATCCACCCTTTCCTTCTACTTCCTTAACAGTTTGCATTACTAAAGGATCATTTGCCCGATAGTTAATAGCATACCCGTCTTCATTTGCCTGAACACTATAAGAAGTATACTCACTCACAGGAATATTGAGTTGAGGGAACTTACTATCTGTTTTTCTATTGGCAATAATACCAATCATACTTAGATGAGAAAGACCAAGTAGACCACCCACTCCAAGGGCAATCCACTTAGTCCATTTTATATCTTTAATTTCCATTTGCCGACATAACAAGTGTATATGTATATAGCAGATTAATTACCTATACGTTCTACAGCAGCACGAGATTTGTATAATATATCACCTTTTAGTGGAACATAACCTAAGACAGATGCCTTCTCTTGATAATTATCAGAGAGTAATGTGGATAGAGTTGTCTTTATGGCTTCAGTCTTGTTACCATTACCAGTTTCATAAGCAAGTACCCATGTAAGCGTAGCAATAGGGTATGCCCCTTCTGCTGTAGGGTTAGGGTCTGTCCCTGCGAGGTTTTCATCAAGTGATATCCCATTGAGTGCCACAGCACCCGACTCAACTGATGGTTTAATAAACTCACCAGATTTATTCTGCAATTCAGCAGCTCTAATTTCACCTTTAACATAAGATTGATTTACATATCCAATAGAACCTGGTGTAGTTCTGATATTACCAGCAACACCAGCATTACCTTTATTACCTATACCCACAGGCCAAGCAACTGACTTACCTGTTCCTAGTTTCCACTTCTTACTGAATGCTTTCATAGAGTTTGTGAATGCAGCAGTAGTTCCTGAACCATCTGAACGATACACCCAAGTCATAGGTTGCTCATCACATCCTACTTGATTCCAATTGTTAATCTCACCAATAGCAACTTGAACTGCTTGCTCTTGTGTAAGTTTTAAATCACAATCAGGATTATTATAACCGAAAGCAATCGTGCCTCCTGTCATAGGTATCTGAACCATACCTCTTTTTGCCTTTGCTATATCACCTTGTTTCATAGGATCATCGGATGCTCCGAAGTCCACTGTCTCATCAAGGAATGCTTTTCGACCTGAACCACTACCAACTGCTTGGTAGTTTACTCTGTGTCCTCCTTCTTTTGCGAAGTCGGCAAACCATCTTTGGTATATTTTAGATGGGAATGATGCACCTGCTCCTGAGAGTCTTGTTCGTGCTTCTGTTTTTTCAGCAGCACCAAGTACTGCAAAAGCAGCAGCAAGTGCTACTGCTACATTTAATCCGATAAGCCTTTTCATTAGGATCCGCTTATGTGGCAATTTATATAGAGGGTCTTAACCGTATCTTAAGATACAATATGAGTATTATAACATAAAAAAAGACCTCTGCAAAGCAGAGGTCTTGAAGTTCCGACTTTTGTAGAGACCGCACGAACGGTGTCTCAGTCTTATTTAGAATACGAACTTAACACCAACCTTACCAGAGTAAGCATTGTCATCGCCATCTGTTGATTGACCATATACTTCACCATAAGCACTTACAGATTCTGTAATTGCCTTAGAAGCACCAAGGTATCCAGCGATTTCTACATCACCATAATCATCAGTAGACTCAGTATGAGAAACTGTAGGACCAGCAGAAACATACCAGTCAATACCACCAGTAGTTGTTCCTTCGTATCCAACTTGAGCTTCAAGGTTTCCACTCTCGTAGTCACCACCAGGATATGAACCATTTGCTTCCAAGTTCACATAAGGACCAGCAAAAGCTGCACCAGCGAATAGGAATGGAGATGCTGCTAACGCAGCGATTGTTGATTTAATAGACATGATTGTTTATTAGTATCTCGCATGGGCATTAAAAAACCCTGCGGATGATAGCACCCCCGACATGGGGTACTTTACATTAACACAGGGGTACGATCTTTCGATTCCTTTGTATAATATTTATTTATATTAACATAGGTTTACAATTCTGTCAACCTTCTTGTTTGTGGTTAGAGTTTTCGGTTATCCGACCCAAATAAGGATCATAGTCCATATATTCCTTAATATTAACATTAGATCCATTAGTTACCCAGAAATTTGAGAGAGCTTGATGATTTCCTCTATGAATCATATCAATATGTTCTTGATGAATAGATGATCCCAACTCTATCTTATATAAAAGAAGAGGAATAGAGAATGTATTACCAGAATTATAAATCAAATCATCTGCCACGGGTCTGGGTTTACATCCATTATCAAGTTTATATTTTTGTTCTCCTGTATAGCCTCCTCTACAATGAAGTCTTACTAACTTCTCTGCATGGTGTCTATTAATAATATAGCAAGCAGTAGAGAAATCATTTACAAATCTCTTATGTAATCTTACATGAAGATCACCAGTACAAATAATAGCTATCTGAACTACATCATAATCATATGGAAGGTATGCAATAAAATCTGTCCATGTAAAATTCCAAAATCTAACTAAGTCAAGATCACAATCATCTTCCATCATGATTGCATAAGGAGCATCACTTGTATCTAAGAAATGCTTCATTGCTTTAAGATGAGATGTAGTACATCCTATCTCTCCACCAGACATCTGGTTAGGATACCTTCCCTTAAGGATATGACTTAAATCATCATCTCTACCATCATAAGCAGAGATTCTTTCATAGTTTGTTATCTCCCAATACTTAAACTGATCTTCCATATACTCTCTTCTCTCAACATGATCATCGAGATTTAAGTAATAAACAGGACCGAAGTTCTTAAGTTTATAGGTAGATTTATTTTTATCTCTTATTTCCATTAGAATTTAATCGGGAAAACTTCTTCTTCAGGTTCTCCAAACTTCACAGTGTCTGGATATTTGTCAGATAGATCCTTAGTGATCATATCCATTATAGCATCATTATCATTAATGTAAACTGTGTATCCATCATCTAATAGATCAATACAAAGTTTATACTGCTGACTCTCTGTAAGAATATCGGTTCCTTGTTTATATGAAACATACTCAAAATAGAAAGGAAGATTATCAATATTCTTATAGATAAAATTCTCCTTTAAGAAATCTGAATGCTTATCATTAAAATTATCCGTAGTCTCTCCTAAATTATAATCAAGTCCCAACTCTTTAGCATAAGCAGCAAAGGCACGGTTGTCTCTAGGTAAACAAGGGCCACCGAAACCAAATCCAAAGTTTAAATATCTTCTACCTACTCTAGTATCATCACCAATTGCACCAAGTACAGTGGGTATTTCCTCTTCCATACCTGATAAAGACATTACCTGTCCCACCATATTAGCATAACTGATCTTGGTTGTTAAGTAACAATTGACCGCAAGTTTTACAAGTTCAGCAGCAGTCGTGGACATAATACTGATCTTAGGTGGAATCTCCTGTATCCTATTATAAAGTTCACATAATTGATC